CCGCGCTGGTCCAGCTCGGCGCGCCCATGCCGATCATCGTGCTGCTGATGTCCTGGCTGCTGCTGCCCGTGAACCGCAACACCACGGCACGGCTGGCCGAAACGGCGTACTCGTAGACGATCTGCACCGCGTGGCCGGCGAATGCGGACGAGAACGTCACGACGTTGCCGGACAGGGTGTAATCGCTGCCCGGCGTCAGCATCGGCGGCGCACCCATGTCGCCGCTCGACCAGATTGCGCCCGCGGCGCCGTCCTGGATGCTGCGGATCGCCGTCGGTGTCACCGGCAGCGTGACGTTATAGGGCCCGGTGGACGGCACCGTCGCGGGATAAACCGCCGGATCGGTGCCGCTGATGTAATACGGCGCCGTCGTGACATTGCCGCTGCCGTCCAGCGTGAGGGCCTGCTCGTTGAAGTAGACGGCCTCGATCGCATCGACCTCGCCGTGGGCGAGCGCGATCACCATCAGCAGGTGCTCTTTCTTCGAGCCGATGGTCTCGGCGTAGATGAGCTGGCCGCCGATCGCCGTGCGTCCGTAGACCAGCGGGCGCGGATTGATCCCGCCCTTCACGAGGATGGTCTGATCGCGCAGGTTCGCGTTGTAGTTGGCCAACGCGCGACGCTTCGCAGCGCGTTGCTCGGACGCGCCGATATAGGCGGCTGCGGCGATCGCAAGATAGGGCCCGACGTACGGGATGAACGACAGGGCGATCGGAACGACGCCCTTTACCCATGAGCCCATCTAGACCCGCCAGGCGGCATGCACCGCGAACATCGGCAGCAGCTCGAGCCCGACGGTGCCGGGTCCGGCGGCGACATCCCCGGCGCAGACGCCAAGGCTCAGCCGCCCGCCGGTTTCGATCAGGACCAGGTCGCCACGCTGCGCATAGGCAGGTTCGACCGGGGTCAGGCAGCCCCAGCCGTTGACGATGGTCGCCAGGTCCCGCCCGCCCATCGCGTCCAGCGCCCCGGAGGCGCTGTCGTAGCCGAGCAGCGTAAAGAGATCCTCTGCCGGCTTGAGGTCCTCGCGGGCGAGCTCGATCCAGCCGATGGCGAAGGTCGCGCAGTCGTGCAGACCCCAGACGAACGGCTCGTTGCGGGCACGGTCGAGATAGATTTCGAGCAGCAGCGGCCAGTCCGGTCGCCTCCGACCGGAACCATTGAGTTTCTGCATGTCAGCGGGCGAAGAAGGCAGCCGCAGGCCAGATCAGCGCGCGGTCGGTGAGCTGCTTGGCGAAGCGCAGGCCGGTGTCTCCCGGATACAGGCGCTGCTGATCCTCATCGGACCAGTAGAGCGCCGCCGGACGGTCAAAGTCGAAGAGCTCATTTTCGGCGGTGACGCGCACGGTGGCGGTGTCGGACTCGTCGACGATATCCATCGTGTCGATCAGACCGGACCATTCGAGCACCGGGTCGGCCAAGATGGCGTGAGTCGGCAGCGCGAGGAATGCGGTGTAGACGTTGACCACGCGGCGCTGGTAACTGCCGGCGGCGCCCAGCGCGATCGCGATGGTGGACGACGGCACACCGGAAAGCGTGAACGCGAGGCCGGTGACCTCGCCGCTCTCGGTTTCCTTGACCTCTTCGATCGAACCGAGCTGGCCGGTGCCGATCCAGCTGTAGCCATTCCAGTCCATCGCATAGCCCGCGGAGCAGACGCGCAGCGGGTCGCTGTCGAAGAGCATCTCGACGAACTGCACCATGCCAACGTTGGGTTGGGCGATGGCGCTGGCGACGCCCCCGGTGACGGTCCGCGTCATGCGAAGGCCTCGACGGCATCGATGGGCACATCGCCGAAGCGCGGCACGGTATAGCTCATGCGCCAGGACGACTCCGTCAGGCGAAACAATGCGGTCGGCTTGTCCCAGGCGATGCCGCTGCCGCTCGCGATGCTGGCGCGGGCGGGAGGCTCGAAGTCGAACGAGCCGACACCGGACCCGTTGAGCGTGACGCCGGTGATGGCCATCTTGAGCTCGCCGCCGATGTTGAACTTGTCGCCAATGGCGATGGTGGTTCCCGCCTGGCCAACGCCCGCATTGACGGTGCAGCTGACGCCGCCGGCGGCGATGGTGCCGCTGGTGACCGGCGAGCCCCGCATCGTGCCGCGCGGCCGCGGGTTCATGAAATCGAACGCGGTAAAGCGGTTGGCGCGCCCGCGCATCTTGGCCATGAAGGCATTCATCGTCGCGCGCTCTTCGGCGTTGAGGCCCTGCAGCCGCAGCGCGAGCGCCCAGCGCGCGCCGGGGAATTCGACGGTGGTCACCTGGCCGCTCAGCAGCCCGGGAAAGGCACGGTCGTTCGGGTCCATGCCGAAGTGCCATTCGGTGAACGGCATCGGCCGCGTGAAACTCGGGAACACGTAAGTGGTCATGCCAGCACCCCGCTGCCGCCGCGCCGCTGGCTGTCCCATGAGGCGGCGAGGCCGGAACGCACGCCAAGATCGACCAGCTGCGCGACCTTGGCGCGGTCGGAGCCGCTGTCGATGAAGTTGTTGACGGTGATGCTCTGCGCGCCGGCGGCTGCGCCGCCCATGTAAGTGTCGAACGTGCCGCCGCCCGTGCCGGCGCCCGTTCCGCCGCCGAAGGAACCGCCGATGGCGCCGCCGATGAACTTGAACAGTCCGGAGAGAACGCTGGAGCCACCGCCGCCCGCGGTGCCCATGCTGCCGAGCCCGAACTCGCTGAAGATCTTCTGCAGTTCCGCCGCGAGCGGCTTGAGGATCAGCATCTGCGTGAGGATCTTGGCGATGTCCTGCCCGAGCGCTTTCCAGACGCTGCCGATGCGGCCGCCGGAGGTGATCATCTCGCCCAGCGAACTCGCCATCGTGAGCCCGAGCTGTTCGGCGAGATCGGCCTGGCGCTTCATGCCTTCCTCGGCTTCGCTCTTGAGGCCGAACACCTTGGAAATGCCACGGTCGTACTCACCCGCGGCAATGGCGCCGGAGAAAAAGGCCTCGTCGAGCGCGGCCATGTCCTCGATCTGCTGCTTGACGACGCTGCGGCCGGTGAGTTCGTTCAGCCGGTCCTCGCGGCGCTGCTTTTCGCGCTGGGCGGCCTCTTCCTGCTCGTCATCGAAGCGCTTGCGCGCATTGCGGATGCGCTGGACGTCGGCGAACTCCTTGGCGTAGGCGTTGCTCGATTCACTGGTCGCCGCGCTCTTCTTCTTGCTGGCGTCGGTGGCGGCGAGGTCGGCGGCGACCTTGTCGCGGATGGCCTGGGCATTCTGCAGAGCGGCGCGGCCTTCGTTGCTGTAGGCGCCCTCCCCCAGCTTCAGTGCCTCGGCCACCTGTTGCTGACGCGCCTGTATCGGACCCAGCTGGCGGCTCAAGTTGGCCACTGCGCCGAGAGCTCCTCCAGGACCCGAGCCGAGGAACGACCCGGCGATGGACTTGAAGTCAAGCTTTCGCGAGGTCTCGATCACCTCGTTGATGGCCGGAACAACGACGCCGGCGAGTGCGTAACCGAGCCTCCGGCTGTTGGCCTCCAGCGTGTTGAACTCGGCCTGTAGCTTTACGGCCTGGCGCGCGGTTTCTTCCGTCAGCCCGGCCATCTTTTCGAGCGCACCGGAGCCCTGGTTCAACAGGGGAATGAGCCGCGCCGCCCCTTTGCCGAAGACGTCCACCGCAAGCGCACTCTTGGCCGGACCATCCTCCATGCGGGCAAAGGCATCCGCGAGCTCGCGCAGCACTTCCGTGGTCGGGCGGAGACTGCCGGCGGCGTCTTTGACGTTGATGCCGAGGGCCCGAAAGAGCGCCGAGGCCTCGCGATTGCCAGCGGCGGCGTCGGACAACTTGACGTTCAGCCGGGTGATGGCTGTATCGAACTGCTCGACGCCAATGCCGGCCTGGCCGGCCACGATGCGCATATTGGCCAGTTCCGACGCCGTCGTGCCGAGCGACTGCGCGGTCTGATCGAGCTCGTCGATCGCGCCGACCATGTTGCGCACGCCGACGACGATGGCGCCGCCGACCAGCGACCCCCACAGGGCCTGCACCTGCACCAACGGCGCAGCGAGCCGGGCGAACGAGGTCTGTGCGCTCTCTACCGTCGATCCGAGGCGGCGGATAACATCGCTCGCGCGGTCCTCGGCGCTGAATATGACTTTGGCTTCGGTGGTCATCGCTGGCGCGGCGGCAGGTGGTCGTCGATCACGGCAAAGAGAGCAGTCACCATTTCCCAGTCGTCCAGGCCGTGGACGGCGGCATAGAGCGGCACGAGTTCAACGCGGCCGCCCTGGCAGAACGTGTACGCATGCACCGCCTGCGCCGCCAGCGGCGGCATGTCTGGCGGCGGTGCCTCTTCTTCGAACAGGCCCTCGGTGCCGGGGATCAGCCGCGGCTGCACCTCGCCCCGGCCCTTGAGCCAGTCGAGGTGCGCGGTCAGTTTCCCGCGGCGGCCTCGAGCTGCTTGCGGCGCGCCTCGACGCGCTTGCTCACGACGTCAGCGAGCGCCTCTTCCCAGTCCGGGCGCTCGTTGAGCAGGACTTCGGCCATCTCGGGCGAGAACGGCAGCGGTTCCGCGGCGAGTTCCAGTTCGGGCAGGCGCAGATCCTCCGCGACGACGCCGCTCCAACCGCGCAGCGCCGCCAGCACCACCTGCCGCTGCACGCGGGTGAAGGTGCGCTTTTCCTCGCTGATGAGGTTGACGGCAAACTGCGACGGGGTCACGAGATCGAAGCGGCGGCCGCCAAGCTCGTGGCTGAACCGCCGCGCCCGCTCCGCGGCGGCCTTCAGTTGCTCGAGATCCATCAGGTCGAGTACGCCGTGACGTAGGCCGGATTCAGCGCGATGCTGACGGTGCGGCGGACGTTGGTGTTGCTGGCGAACTGCGGCGCGACGCCGATCGAGAACACGCCGGCGCCATACCACTTGGCCCCGGTGCGTGCCGTGAAGCGGAACGGCGTCACGACGTGCGAGTAAGCCAGCGTCTGGAGCAGGATCTGTCCGGCCGAGGCGATATCGTCGTCGATGTTGAACTGGATCCGACCCGCGGAGAGGAAGGTGGGCTCCTCATTGGCGACGTCCTGGTCGAGGTACTGGTAGGTGCTGTACTGCTGCTCGCCGCCGCTCGACTGGAACGAATCGCCGAGGATCTGGCCGATGTTCGTCCAGGTGGCCACCTCGCGCACGGTGCCGGCGCCCGTTGCTGTCGGGTAATCCGTCGTGCTCTGGGTGTCGAAACTCTCGAGCGTCACGTCGTTGGTGGCGACGTTGCTGGCGCGGAACACGCGGCCAACCGCGCGCGGCCATCCGGATGTGACGATCTGCACGATGTCGCTGACGACGACGCCGTGCGAGGCTTCGAGGGTCGCCACGGCGCTGGCGGCATTGGTGATCGCCGACATGCTCTTGGTGGCGCCAAAGGTGGCCGCAACTGCGACCACCAGTCCATTTACTGGGGTACGTGCCATTTCCTAACTCCTGGTGGTGGACGTGCGGGTGCTCAATCGAGCAGGGTGTCTGGCGTCACCGCCAGGGTGTAAAGTGAACGAACGGTGTAGGTCATGGCGCGACGCGCGACGGGCTGGTCGCTACCGCCGTCCATCGCCAACGCCTCGACGAGCGTGGGCTGCACCTGCACCGCCTTGCCGCCGATACTGGCCAGGCCGCACAGGGCTCCGGCCACTTCGGTGGCGATATCATCGAGCAGCGCGCCGAGATCGCCGGTGCCCTTGGCGATCGCGGTGACAGTGAGGTCCACATCCCAGCGCAGCACCAGCTCGCCGTCCATGTAGTCAGCCTCGGGCGCGCAGGCGGTGCCCACCAGCAATGCGGGCAGGGTTGCCTCCGGCCATGGATACGCCTCCTGGACGTACACACGGGCGCCGGTGCTCGGCAAGCCGTTCAACGCTGCGACTGCGGCCACGCGCACCTGGGTGAGGACGTGGGGCATGACTACTGGCGCTCCAGTATGAGGCGCTTTTCGAGTTCGTCGGGCGCCACCGGCTCGATCACGCGCACGACGTAGGTGGTCGCTCCACGCAGGACCGTGGCGCCGACCGCGATTGACGCCGCATCGGATGTCCGCACCCGCAGCGAGGGCGCTGTGCCCTGCACGGCCAGCGCATCGGCATAGCCGCCGTCGAAGATCGCAGTCAAAGGGGCCGCGGCGATCGTGACCGGTTCGCCGAAGGTGGCGTAGATCAGCGCGAGCGAGGGCGCGAAGTCCATCAGGCGGCCCTCTTCGTGAGCAGCCCCTGCGACGTCAGGTAATCGACGATCAGATCGGCGATCGGTTCCGGCCGGGCCATTGCCTGGCACGCACTCGCATGCGTGACCGTGTCGCGCGCGCAGAACGCGAAGTCCGCCCCGTGCACGCGATGACAGGGATGGCAGGCGAGCTGCGCCGGCTCGATGCTCGCGGTGTTGATCCAGTCTCGCGTGAGGTTTTCCACGCTGCTGTGGCTCAGCGTCACCACCTTGAGCATCGGCTCGAACGCCACGGCGTTGGCCACCACGCTTTCGGTGGCGACCACCGCGTCGGCCTGGAGCGCGTAGGCGAGCGCAATGCGCAGCGGCCATTGCATGCCGACGACGTGGCCGTACTTCTCGACCCCCTCGATCGAGTCGTCGCGGATATCGCCTATCGCGACGGTGTGCACGCCGTGCTCGGCCAGCAGTTCCATCAGCCGCTGCGTATGCGGCCAATACTTGACGGGGCCGCTGCCGGACGGATTGACGACGACCACGGGCCCGTCGAGCACCTTGCGCAGTTCCGCTGCCGCCTGCACCTCGACGGCGCTCGGGTAGAACTTCTGGCGCGGCGGCTTGCCATCGAGGCCGGCCCATTCGTGCACGGTGTCGAGGTAGTTGCGGTTCATCAGCCGGTGGCGCAGCGCATGCGGCAGGAAGAACCGGACCTCGTTCGGATGCGGCAGCAGGTTGCCCTCGACCGAGCCGATGAGGTTGGCAAAGCGGTCGAACTTCGGCGCCAGATAGGCATAGAAGCGCAGCAGCTCGTCATCCGTCAGTGTGCGGTCGCGCAGCGTGATGATGCGGTCGATGTTCGGATCGTGGCGCAGCACTTCGGCCCCGCCGGCGACGGTGTAGATGGTGACGTGGTGGCCCTCGTCCTTCAGGTGGGCGCAGACGCTGCTGGCCCAGAGCGCATCCCCGTGGCCACCGAGGCGGACCACGCCGGCGCATTTGTCCGGACGTTCGAACACTTGCACCTTCTGGCTGTGGCCCGCGAGTTCCTTGCGGAATACCAGCAGGAAGCTGTATTCGCGGTCGGCGTCGCGCACCTGGTTCTCGAGCAGCGTCCAGTCGGGCGCCACGTCGCACATCATGGCGATGATGTCGTGCGGCGCGAAGTCGTGCTTGTAGTCGGGGTTGGCGCCCGGCTCGCCCCGGCGGGGATACAGGTCCCGGTGCGGCAGGTAAAGCGCGAGGTAGCCGCCGATGCGGACCAGGCGCCACCATTCCGCGAGCGCCGCATGGGCGTCGGCGATGTGCTCGAGCGTGTGGCTGCTGAACACGCAGTCGAACGCATCCGAACCAAAGATTGGCAGGCGGGCAGCGTCGGCCACCACCATGTCGGGCTTCATCGGGATGCCGAAGAGCGCGGTCTCGCGCATCGAGTCGACGCCGATGGCATGCGGCCAGAGCTTGTTGGGACCGCAGCCAATATCCAACAAGCTGCCCATCGTGTACGGCAGGACGTCGAAGCGCACCTTGGCAGCTTCGTTGCCCTGCGGGTCTTCCGCTCTCCAGACCATGAATGCTCCGAAATTCCCTCGTCGAGGTTGCGCGGCAGGCCGGGAGGGGCCGGCTTTTCGGTGGCGACCCTAGCCGCGCAATGAAAAAGGGCGCCCGAGGCGCCCTTCGCGTCGCAGCGAACTGCGATTAAGCGGCCAGGATGTCCTTGCGCACGACGAATGCGCTCGGCTGCCGGACCGTGTAGTCCCAGAACTGGTTGAGCGTGATCCGCACCTGGCCGGTGTCGGCCTTGGTGTACGGATCGACCGTCACGTCGACGCCGCCGAAGAAACCGAGAACCGCCATGCTCCAGTCACTGGAGAATGTCAGCGCGGAGGCGATGGTGGTCGAGGTGCCCTTCGTCAGGTTGGACGGGACGTTGTTCGTCACTGCGGCGCGATACCCGTTGAGCGGGAAACCGCCGTTCTCCCAGATGAACGGGAGGTTGGTGCCGCGCTGGACCTTCTTTGCCTTGCCGCGAGTCTGGGTGTTGATGAGGTAACCGGACAGCCGGTCGGGCTCCGCGTTGGCGGTGGCCGCGGCCGTTTCGATGTCGACCAGGTGATCCCACAGCAGGGCGGTGCCGTTGGTCTGCTCCGAGACGGTACCGAGGCCGGAGCGGTAGATGATGCCGGTGCCGTTGGCCGCGGACGAACCCTGAATCATGTAATTCTCGATCTGCACCGCGGCGCCGGTGACCAGGTCGTCACGGATCATGCCTTCCAGCGCGATCGCGCTCTGGATGATCGCCTGCTTCGACGGCTCGACGTAGGCGCCGACGCGCTTGGGCGTCAGGGTCAGTTTGCCAGTGGCGGGCGCCGTCTCGCTGGCCGAGCCGATTTCCGCCAGGCCCGCCAGTGCCGACTGCGTGACCTTGCGGGGGATGTCGATGTTGCCGGTGAGGCCGGTGAGCACCCGCACGCCGAGCTGCGGGATGACCATCGCGGCACGCAGGGCGTCGACGTAGAGGTCGGTGCGCAGGTCGGTCGGGACCAGGTTGCCGGCTTCCGACGAGGTGCCGACGTTGAAGTCGCGTCGCATGATCTCGTAGGGCACGAAGACGCCCTCTGGGGTGACGCCGAGCATCTGCGCCATGGCGCGCGAGCACTCGAGCTCGAAGCCGATCTCCTTCATCACCGACGGATCGTCGTGCTTGAGGGTGAGGGCACGGATCAGCTTGCCGAAGGAGTAGCGGTGCGCTTCCTTCTTCGTCAGGCCGAGGTCGAGCGCGCGGGTGTCGGTGTGCGTGCTCTGCTGCTTGTCGACGATCTGCTCGAGGAACTGCTCGACGCTGCGGCCGTCGCGGATGGCGTCGGCCACATCGCGCTGGCTGACGTACTTGCTGTACTGCGCGCCGAGCTCAGCGAGCTTGGCGATGCGGGCGGCGTTGCCGTCCTTCACTTCTTCGGTCATTTTTCGGGGCTCCGTAATGACGATGGGAGAGGGTGCTGCTTCGGGCGCCGGCGGTGCGCTGTCCTGCGCCCTGCCCTTGCCCACCGTGGTGTCCGCAGGCACGGGGACGACCGATGCCTCGAACGGGGTCCACCGCGTCACGGTGTAGACGGGTGGTTTGTCGTCAGCCTTGCCGCGCTCCCCCTCACCGAGGGCACGGGCGAAGCCTTCGCCGTGCTGCGAGCGCATTTCGCGCTCGAATTCTTCGCCGCTCAGCGTGCGCAGCTGCGACACGCCGTCGACGGACTTTTCTTCCTGCATCTGGTCGACGAAGTAGCCGACCGAGACGAGCTGGCGGATGTTGTCTTCGACGTCCTGCTTGATCTCCTGCCCGAGAGCGGAGCGCGAGAACCGCGCGCGCACGCGCAACTTTCCGCCATCGACCCAGGCGCGCTCGACGACGCCGATCTGGCGGTCGGCATCGTGGTTCAGCAGCAGCGGATGGCGGCCGTCGCCGAGCCGTTCGAGATTGACGGAGTCGGCGGAGTGCGACAGCACCTCGATGCCGAACCAGCGCTCCACCGGCGCCTCGGAGGAGAGCGCGAACTCGTAGATGTCGGCGGATTCGGGAGACTTCACGGCCTCGACCGTGACGGTGCGTTGATAGCTCTTCATGCAACCTCCTAGTGCCATCGCGTCGCGACGAGCGCGGCGACGGCGTCCTGGTTTCGTTTCCACCGCGGCCGCCGTGGCCGCAGGATGATCGGTGATCCGCCCGAGGCGACTTCGGGTTCCGTCGGCGATCCTTCGCCGCCGGATAATGTGGCTTCGGCATCCGCCCCGGCGACTGCATCGCCGGCAAGTTCGATGCCGATGTCGAGGTGGCCGTCGCCTGTGGCTCCAGCCATCGCGTCGCCGGTGAGGCCAACGCCAACGCCGACATCCAGCTGCCCATCTCCGGCGGCTCCGCCGGCGGCACCTCCCTGCAACTCGACGCCGACCTTGAGATCGCCGGTCGAACTCGCGGACGCCGTCGCGGCGCCAGCCAGATCGATGCCGGCCTTCAGATCACCGGAGGCGGTGGCCCCCGCCGTCGCGGTCCCAACAAGTTCGACATGGCCGCCGGCCTGCGCCGCGGGTCGGATGCCCCACTGCGTCGGGAAGCACGAAATCTGAGGCGCGGCTGCGACCTGCTCGCGCAGCCAGATATCGAAATCGGCCGCATCGACGCCGACCGACAGGTCAGGACCTGCGGCGACCTGGATCCGCAGGCCGATATCAGCCATGACCTAGGCCGGCAGCAGCGAGGTCTTCGTCGCTCCGGCGAGCGACCCGTCGCCGTTGTGGATCACCAGGAAGTGCGCGTCGCTGTAGGGCGTGGTCGCGAAATACAGCCCGGTGTCGTCGCTGGTGACCTTGGCGACCTGTTCCTCGGTGGACGTGCGATAGCACCTCACGGTGCAGCCACCGAGCGGGCTTCCGTATTGGTCGCGCGTGTACCCGACGAAGCCAAGGCGGCCATTGGCGCCGCGCTCGGTGCGGGGCTGCTTCCAGCGCGGGCTCTTGTTCTGGAAGAAGTCGCCATCCTGGCCGCCGCCCCAGCCCCCCAGGATCTGGCCACTGCGCGGCCACCAGCGCGTGTGATAGATGAATGAATCATTGGCATTGTCCGCAACCCGCATTTCGGTCGCGAGCAGCAATTGATCCGGGGCGCGGCTGCGCTTGCCGAAATAGAGCGAGTCACAGGCACGGTAGTCGTTCGATTCCCGAATCCCGCCCGCCTGCAGCCCGCCGCCGCCGCCGGCGAACATGCTCATGGATCGCCCCGCTCATGGGCCGGGACATAGCCCAGGTCCTTGACCGGCAGCACCGGAGCGATCTGGACCTCGCTGCCGGGAATGACGATGGCCCTGTACTCAGGGATCTGGCGCTTGATGGCGTCGCGGGCCTGCTCGAGCAGGTGCAGCGCCATCTTCTTGTCCGCGATCGTGCCGGATGTACTGATCGTGCCGTTCGAGTGCAAGCGCACCGTAACCCACTGCAGGGTGTCCAGCGGTTGCGGCGGGACCTGTAGGCTGTTCATTCGTCGATCGCGAAATTGACGTCCGCCACCGATGACGCCGTGATGTTGAAGCACACCAGCGAGGCGGAGACCGGGACGACCAGGCCGGCCGGGAACGTCCAGACGATGCCGACGCCGACAGTCGTCGCGATGTTCACCCTGCGGTGGTAATTGGTCGGCGCTGTCGGGCTCGTGCCCCAGGTCAGGCTCGCCGTGGTCACGCAGGCGGGGTCGCCGCTGTCGTCGCGCTGGAACGTGCTGGTCGTGGCCGGCGTCACGCCCTGGGCCGCGGGTCGTCCCAGTCCGTAGGAGGCCGCGGCCGCGCCAGCCGAGACGAGCGAGAACTCGAGCACACGGCACTTGACGCCGGCGGTCGTGCGCAGCTCGACGTTCGCGTTGCTGATGGTGACGTTGCTGGTGCGAAGTGCAAGCGATGCGAGGCTCATGGCGACTCTTTCTCGGGTTCAGTGATACTCGGTCGTGCTCTTGTTGAGCTCGCCCAGGTTGTTGTACTCATGCACGGTCGTGCTGTCGCGCGTCGCGAGGTTCGCCTCGACCGTGACCTTGGGCGCCACGTTGACGACGACGTCGGGCGGGGTGACCTGAACGATCGGCGCCTCGGCGCGCACGGTGACCTCGGCCGGCTGGATCGTGGCCTCGAGCGTGACCGGGGTCGGCTCGATGTGGTTGTTGATGACCGGCGGGGCCACGTTGACCACCATCGGCTCGACCCGCACCTGCGCCGGTGCGACGTTCACCGCGGGCGCCGCGGCCGGCATCACGTTGACGATGGCGGGCGGGCGCTCCGCCTGGCGCTCCAGCGCGGTGATGTAGCGGGACTTGATCTGCTGGTCCTGCGCCGCCAGGTCGGCGGCGTCGGCGGCATCCTGCGCGTTGGGCTTGGTGGCCTTGTCCGGAGCGGGGTCGAGTCCGACGGCCTCCATCATCGCTTCCTCTTCGGCCAGTTCCGCAATGACGTCTTCGATGGAGCGACCCTGCGCCGCGGCGATCTGGCGGCGGCTGGAGAGACGCGCATCGATCAGCGCCTGGCTGGCCTGCGCATCCTTGAGCGGATCGACCCAGTCCCAACGACGGCCCTGAAAGGTGGCGGAGTCCGTGAACTTCTGCAGCCGCTCCGCGGGCAGGGCGGCTCCGCTCGGGAAGGTGATCGCGCCCTTGGGAAGCGCGGCCGCGAGCCAATCCTGGTACAGCGGCATCAGGAAGCTGTCGATGAGCCACTCCTGCAGGGTCATCCACATCTCGCGCGTTTCGATGGACCCGGCGCGGATGCTGCTGTAGTTGACGCCTTCGAGATCATTGGCCAGGGTGCAGTAGTCGACGTCGAGGCCACTGGCGATGCCTCGCAGGCAGGCCTTGACGAAACTGTCGAAATTCTCGTGCGGGTAGTCGGGGTTCCAGCTCTCCAGCTTCACGCCCGGATGCGCGGTCAGGTCGATGAACTCGCCGGGCTCGGCTGACATCGTTAGCTGGCCGGTGCTCGCATCTTCGTCGGCGAGATCGGTCTTGGGCACGGTATCGCCGTTCTCGGTGGCGGTGTAGACACCCATCTTCGAAGCGCCGACCCGAGCCGCGACGACCGCTGCCTCCTCGTAGCCCTGCAGCATGGAGCTGCGCATCAGGACGGCATGCATCCATGTGTAGCCGCGCACCTGCTCGGCCCGTTCCGGCACGTAGAGGTGGTAGATCTGGTCGGCCGGCACGCGCTCGGTGTCGATCCTGCTGGTGCCGTTGTAGTTCTCTCCAGGGTGCCACGTCTTGAGCCAGTAGGCGACCGGCCGCAGCGTCGTGTCGATCTCCACGCCCATGCGGATCATGTTGCCGTTCATGAGCAGCTTGTTCAACGATTCGTCGAGGCGGTCGGCCTCGAGCATCTGCAGCCGAAGGCCGTAGGGGGCGCGCTTGTCGTATACCTTGCGAAACAGGGCTTCGCCATCGCGCGCCACGGCCTTGACGGCGACGCGCAGCAGCTGGTTGAGTGTCGCGCGGCCGGAGACATCGCATGTCTTGCCGAAGCGCGCCCAGTGAGTCTCAACCGCCCCATTGGCCGGCCTGTCCAGCACGGGCTGCGCACGCGGATTGGCGGGCAGGTTGGTGGCTCTCACCTGCAGCGTGGGCCCATAGGCGCCGATCAGGTTGACGGAGACCATGCTGAGAAACCGGCGCCCGTATTCGTGGTTCGCGCAGAGGTTGCGGGCGCGCGCACGCAGGGTAGCGAGCGTGCCGTCGAGATCCGAGTTGATGGACTTGCTGTAGCCGGGCAATTCGAGCGCGAGACGGCCCATCTGCGCGCCCGCGAAGCTGCGGCGTCCGACGAGGCGAGGCGCATGGCGAAAGGCCCGCCAGGCGCGCTGAAACCGTTCCAGCATCAGAACCTCACTCGGATGGTGCGCCGGGTGGCAAGGCCGCGCGCGATGCGCGCCGCGTCGGTCTCACGTTCCAGATCCAGCTCGGCGGTGCGGATGGCCTTCAGCAGGCCTCCCATCGCGACGTCGAGGCTGTCGTACTTGACCATGCGGTCGCCGATGCGGTACTCGACAGGCAGCCCGGCCGCGGCGGAATCCCGCGCGCGGACGGCCGCGTCAGCAAAGGCGGCCTTGAGATCCTCGAGCACCTTCTGCGCCTGGGTGCGATTGTCGCTGCCCTGCTGCGCGGTGGCGGGATCGGGCAGGATCTGCAGCTGGCCGCGGCTCTGCAGGTCGTCCAGCACCTGGCGCGCGCCGCTCTTGTAGACCCAGCGTGCCCAGTTGTACGCGCCGGGTGCCCACCCGGCGGTCTCGCTGGGACCGACGAGGAAGCTGTACTCCGCACCGTCCACCGCCCCGACGATCTCGATCGGCGCCTGAGCGGGGGCGGTGAAGCGCGGCGTGAAGCGGTACTTCATCGACCAGCCCTCTGCGGGCGGAAAATCGGCCACGCTGACGCGGAATTCGAGCGTGTCGCCGGCGTACAGTTGGTCGGGCACGTTCATCCTGCGTCACTCCCTCCAATGCGACCGCTGGTGCCAGCCGTCACGTTGCCGCGCCCGACCCGGCGACGGTTCTTACCGATCGGCACGGCAGCCTCCGGCGCTCCGGTGGTCAGGATGCCAGCGCCGATCGCGCTCGCGAGTGCGTCGGCGCTCAGCAATTCAAGAGTTGCGAGTGTCGCTGCGGCCTGCGCGCGCGCCGTAGCAGCACCACTGAGCAGCATGCCAACGCCTAGTGAGCCCGAACCGACAGCGCGACCAATGGCATCGCCTCGCATCGGGCCAGTCTGCTCCAGCGTGCCGCTGGCAGTCGCTCCAGCAACCGCTCCTCCGGAGAGACCGACGCCGATGACGATATTGAAACTTCCGCTCACGCCCATGGCGGCAACCATCGTGATCGCCGGGGGAGCGGACAGTTCAAATGGCGCGCCCTCGCCCCAGGTCTGCGCCCAGTCGAGCGCTGCGCCGTCCCAGGTCTGGCGCCAGTCGAGAATCGCTGCCATCGGCTCTAGATGGCGGTCAGTGTGGCTATCGACGGACCGCCGCGAATGCTCGTCGTCGCCGTGTTGTCGCTGTAGTTGTGCACGAAGCCGAACGCCTTGGTACCAACCGATCCAGCGCCAGGAAGGTCAGCATATCCACCAGCGACGACCGCAGTGCCCTGGGAGAGCAGCCCGTAGGTTGGGCTCGATCCGGACATCACGATGACATGCACCGAAGTGCCGTTCGGCGCGGTGGTGGGCACCCTCCACACCTGGGAGAAAGCCGTCAAGATGGCCGAGCCGACCGCCGCTCCAATGGCTGCGCCAGTCAGCGGCTTGTGCACGCTGAGGGCTCCGGAAGCAACCGCTCGCGCGACGGCGGCGGCGGCCATATTGTTGGTGATGGCGAGAGATCCTGCTCCGACCGCTGCACCGATCGCCCCCCCAGCTAGATTGATATTTCCGCTCGCAGCCTCCTTGAATCCTGCGGCCGCGATAACCCACTGAGGCGCGCCACCAGCCGACAGACTCCAGCTCATCGTAACCGCGCCGGCCGACGCTGCGGCCTCGGTGGAGCACACCAGGCGACGATTCCCGGAGGCGGGAGTGATGACTCGGTTGCTGCGTTCAGTCTGTCCGGAGCCGACAGTGCACGTCAGGCTCGAGTCACGGCAATAAGCTCCGTCGACGACCCAGGAGTTGGGCGCCCCCGTCGTGACGTTCACGGTGATCGGGCCGGCCGGGCTGTAGTAGTCAGATGCGGCGGTGGCGGTTCCGTCGAGCGGGCTGGTCTGGTCGACTCCGTTAAGGCTGATGGCATCGCCGCAGACGTGGTAATCGCACGAACCGCCCCATGTGATGGCGAGTGTATTGGCGCCCGTGGCTGGAGCGATCAGATACCACAGCGAGGAGCACATCCATAGATCGGCGGAGTCTTGCGTCGATAGTTCGGCCGCCTTAGTCAGCGAAATGCCGTTGTAGGTGACGCTGGAGACCAATGTTGGCGCCTGCGAGCTGGCGCGTGCGCTGGCCATCACCGCCAGGAGGCGCTGGGATCCAGCGCAGGTATGCGACCACGAGCGGGTGCTCTGGCTATCCGCCGCCGCCGATCCGCTGTATGCGTCGAAGGTGATCGCCATCTAGCGCACCCGGTAGGCCCAAAGAGAGTTGTTTCCAGGTAGCGGCGGATATTGCCCGCTCGAACTGGTGCGCGGCGATGTCGTGATTCCCATCAACACCTCTCCGCTATCGGGCAGAGCGACCCAGCTCGACGCGGAAAAGTTCTGCGCCGGAGCATCCGTGCAAAGCGAAAACCTGCGGGTGTCCTGATCGAATACTGCGACCTTGGTCCCGGTGAAGTTACCTGGGCCGCCGGTATTGATGACGCCATCGTATGAACAGATCAGCACGACCTTGCGATCGACGGCGACCACCCCGCAGTGCTCTTGCCATTTCGCGGTGGCGAAGATGCCATTGTCTCCCGCCTCTTCCCACTCGCCGAGCGGCCAATGGCCGAGTGTGACGCCGTCGTCCAGCAGCCATTGTCCCGGCGACAGCGAGAAGGGTAGGTCGTAGATCTCGAAATTCGCCGCGGTCTCGGGAATATTTCCCCCGTTAGCCACGGCAAGCGCATTCTTCACATTGATGCGGACCATCACACTGCGTCGCTTGCCGCTCACGGATTCGCGGACGCGGCCAATGAAGTAACACCAATCGTCAACGTTGGCAACGTAAGAGGTCGAGCAGTCCCACAGGCTGTAGACCAGCGTCGTTGGAAACTTGCGGTACTCGTAGGTAACGCCCGCGGGCTTGAAGATGACGATGGCTTGCGTGTCGGAACAGGCGCCGACGATCACATCGTTCGCGACGTTGCGGCCCCATGAACCGAGTCGCTCATTGGCGTAAACGCTCTCCAGCCGCCCTCCGTTGTAATTCCACCCGCCTGCGACCGACTTTGGCGCGACAAATGCGTTCGAGGACTCGAGCGTCCACGTTCCGGCGCCGCCGTTGGCGCTGGGCGTCCACGACCAGGTCCCCGACGGTTCATTGGGCGCCGGGCCATAGAGAGTGCCGGTGGCCCATTCGTCCTGCCCGTAGAGGTTGTACCCACGGACGATGCTGGCGATCGCCCAAAACTTGCCCCGGACCTCGTCCCATACGAGAGATTGCTGGCAGTTGGTGGGTGGCCGAGTTTCGCGCGATCCGGACAGGTTGCGTGGCAGATACGGGTGCTCAAGTCGCCATGTTGCATCGCCAGCCGCATAGGGATCGATGGAATACATGTCGTTTCGATACGACGAGTCCATCGTGTACGACTGCGCCCCGCTCGGCGCGTTGGTGGTGAAGCTGGCGCCCGAGTTCACCTGGGCGTCGGTGCCTGCGCCGCCGTCGTAGCTGAACGGCGAGTTGTAGCAGGAAAAGTCACCGCCCCACGTGTAGATGCGCTTCTTCACGGGGTGGTAGGCCCAAAAAACATGCTTCCCGGCGTTGTAGTCCGGCTGATCTGCCGAATATGTGTCGATGAATGGGTTGTTCGAGGCCGTCATCGGAATTTGCCGCCAGCGGTTGCCCGCCGACGGCGTCTCGAAGCCGATTCGGTGCCATCTCACTGAGGCCGCAGCGGACGGCGCGGTTTCCGGCCACCCCCCGCGGAAGTAGATTCCGTCGAGGTCGGGGTGGTAGTCGCCGTAAACGCTGATGTGGGGAATGAAGCCGGCCGGAGTGATGTTGACCCAGGCGGTCGGACTAGCCAGGTCATAGCGCTGCACGCTCGACCCGACGAACACGAGGCAATTGCGCCGCGAGTCGTACTTCATCAGCTTGTAGTAGTACGGCTGGTCGCCGCTGTCGCTCAGCGTTCCGGGCATCTGGGTCGCGGTGGTGGGGTCGCGAACGTCGAGGCGCCACAGCTGATTGCCCGGATAGGCGAGCATGTAAACGTATGGGCCCACCGCGGCGATACAGTTGCGCAACTGATGCTGCCCCCCAGGCATCGAGGCGGGCCATGACACCTCAGTAATGCTGAACTTCTGCGGTCCGCCAGGCTTGCGCGCCATGATGAAGTGGCGCTTGTCCTGCTCCGCATTCCCGCTGCCAGAGGCTTCGATGCCCGCCCTCAAATATCCCACGTCCAACGCCGGACACCATATGGCCGCGGCGTTGTAATACCAGCCGGACGAACCGCCAAACCAGTACTGAACGGAGGAATTGCCGTCAACGTATTCGTTCCACACCGCCGTGCCACTGGCGATCGGCGCCCGGTTGCTATAAAGCCAGCCGGCCTCTGGCCTTGTGCCGGCGTCGTAACCAACAGTCAGGTCATAGACGCAGATACCACCATGGCCAAATTGGACGAAGGCATTCTCGGACGGGATGTAAATCTGAGGCCGATTGTCTTGCTGCGAGTAGTAGTACGAAATGTTGTCGTCGGATGCGGCAGTCTGCCAGTCCATCGTGGTGGGAAAGCGCTCCCACCCGATGAAAGCTGCGCGCGTCGTACCAGTGGCATCGTTCTTCGGCACCGGATAGGGATTGAACCCACGCACGTGATTGTCGGTCTCGGTGTGGTCCCCGGTGTTCGCGCCGATAAACATGCCCTCATTCGTTAGCAAGGCAGCCCCATAGTGAAGAACACTAGGGTTGCTTGGAGTCGATCCGACTCCGCCCGCATATGAATCGACGTCGGTTCCGATATTCGTAACGAACGACGTAGCCGACGAAGAGACCGCCAACGAGGCCCCACTATAGGCACCGGCGATCGCAGCGCCGGTTAGGCGCAACCCGCGCAGCAATGCCGCTGTCGCCTGCGCGCTCGCCACCGAACCACCGGCAAGGTTCAATCCTTTCAGCAGCGCCGCCGCCCCGACGGCACGCCCGGTGGCGTCTCCGGCGAGCTGGTTCAGCCCGGCGACGCCGACGTTTCCATCGATGGCGAGAATGCTGGAGAGACGCAGGCGGACGGGCCCGCGTAACTTGAATTCAGGCATCTCGAGGTGCTACACCATCACGATCGCGGCGGACAGTCCGGGGCAGGTAACTGAATCAGCCCCCGGCGGAATCACGTTGTCAGTCACAATCAGATCGGCGCCGCTGCCTGCGAGTCCGACGCTCCCGGCAATGAGTACAACATTGTTCCGGTCTCGCCATTGAAGCTTGGTGAACGTGCCAGCCGTTATGGTGCTGTCCGTGGCCACTGCGTTGGACTGAGCCTCTGCAACGCCACCACCTGGCGCGGTGGGAGTAGCGAAAGCAGGATTGGAAAAATTGAGCTGAGCGAGTTCGGCATCTGCGGCCGTGAGCAGCCGGCAGTCGCCGGTCGCATCAGCACTGCCGACATTCAGCTCCGACAGCGCACCGGCGAGAGCCGCGATGCGAACGCGGTCATGGATGGTCAGGGACATGCGGAGGCTCCGGGTCTGGACGCTCAGCGATCGGGATCTCGAGCGGCACTGAGCCGCCGACGATCTCGACCTCCTTGATAACGGAACCATCGGCCCCGCGAAACTGCAGGAGGCCGCGGATCGAAAACCGCGCCTCCAGGGCGGGAGAACCGAGGCTCATCTGCGCTACTGCAGCGTAATCGTCAGCGCACCGGCGGCGAACTGCACCGTGTTGCCGCTGGCAACCGTCTGTGAGGCGGTGAGCGCCGAGCAGAACAGCAAATTGCCTCCAGAGCTGGCATCGAGCAGGCCCCAATGCGTGACGGTGCCCGACCACGTGACGGTGCCCCAGCTGATGGCGTTATTGTTGCTGGTCTGGCCCCCGGTTCCGCTCGAGGCCGTGGTGCTGCCAGCGCTCTGCGTGCCGGCCCAATTCGCGAGGGAGCTGGCCACAGATTGGCGCGCGTAGTTACCACCAGAGGCCTCGGTGCCGCCGCCGGAATCCGAACACGCCGCGGTGTAGAGCGCAACGTACGTGGTCGCCGGCGGCGTGAACGACTGGCCGCGCAGAAGCCAGTCGATGATCTTGTTCTCGAGGTAATCCGAAAACGCCTGGGCGTTCGCGGGTGCGGGCGCCAACGTGGCGCCGACCATCAGCGCCAGCAGGCAGGCGGCGTAGAGCCCCTTCATGCCTTGGAAAAGCTTCTTCATGCGATTGCTCCTGGGTGTGTGCCGCTGGCGCGGCGGTGAAAACTCAATTTCTCCAGCGCTGGGCAAAGCCCGGCCCCCGCAACTTCCGCCGCCGGTGCGGCGGAGCGGGTTCCGCTTGCTTCAGCGCAATGAATTCGTCTTGCGATGCGCGACCCTCGGCGGCGCCATCGAACATTTCCTTCTGCGGAGCAAGACCAAAAACACGTTCACGATCTCGCCATACGATTTCGGCATGGCGGCCGCTCATCAGGTACTGGAACGCGGCGTAGCCGTAGACCAGCAGGTCCCATGCCTCGTTGCGGGCCGCGCTCTTGACCCACCAGAGCGCCTTGTGGCCGGTGCGGTCACGCCGCCATTCGCGCCTTTCGGCCACCACCTGGTCGAAGTAGTCGGCCTCGTATCCGAGCGGGAAGTGCAAGAAACCGGGCCCGGCTGCCTGCAGGCCGCGTAAGCGGCTGTCGATCAGGTTCTTGATGCCCTGCGTGCCGACGTAGCGCAGCGTGACGCCTCCCGGCACGGGCTTGCCGCGCCATGTGAATTCGACGCTGCGTGGCTTGCCGAGGTGCGCGGCGTTGTACTGCGGCGCGCCCTGGATGGCGAACCAGTGTCGTCCGCGCAGCGCGGCGTCACGGCAAAAGGCCTTGACGTCCTCCGAATGATGACCGCCGATGTCGATCGCGCATGCATCGACACGAATGAACTGGCCACTTTCGTGCTTGATAGGCGCCTCGAGCAGCTCCCGCAGTTTGACCCAGGTTTCCGGCGACGCTGGAGAACCGTAGATCTCGCCGTGGTGCAGGCCCCAGCTTTCCTCGCCGCGACCGTAGGCGCGGAGTTCGACAGCGAGACGGTTGTCCTGCACGTCGACCGCACCGACGACGATGAGACCGCGTGCAGGGCAGACCATGAGGGGATAGTTCTCTGCCCTTCCCCTCAGCCGTTCCGCATTGAATGAGCCCTTGAGCGTTTCCGCCCATACGTCGCCAAGCTCGTTGTTGGTGAAGGCCTTGAGGGACTCTTCATCACCCTGCGCGGCGATCCAGTCTGCAGCAAGTTGCGTCCACGGGCGCCATCCGATCGGGGCGCACATCGATGGCAGATGCCAGCTCGCGACGCCTAGCTCGCCCTGCGCGGTGGCACGCCAGTGAGCGACGCCGCGGCGCGCGCATTCGTCCTCGCTCCAGGACTCATCCCGCACATAGTTGCGTGTCTTCCAGCCGTGCTCCGGATTCCCTGCGCCGCAGCCGATGCAGTGGTAGAGCGCAGTTTCCGGCTTCGCGTCCTCCCACTTCAGCTGCTTCCAGTCGAGGGGCTGGGCGTGGCCGCAATCGGGGCAGCAGAGATGCCACAGGCGCTGATCCCCGCGGCGGAACTGCTTGTCGATCGCGCTGCGGTCCTTGATCGTCGGCGTTCCGTCGCCGTAGATCTTCGCCTTGCGTCCGAAGTTGCTGGTGCGCTTTTTCGCCAAGGTAATCGGATCGCCCTGGTCGCCGATGTCCAGCGCGTATTCGTCGGGCTCTTCGAACTTGACGTAGCGAATTGTCGATGACTTGAGCCCGCCGACCCGATTGGCGCTCACCAGGCGCATCACCCCGCCGGGGTACTTCTTCCTCAGCTTGGTGTTGTTGCTGCCACTTCGGTCGGCATCACGGACGCGACGGCGTAACTCGCGCGTGCTTTTGCGCATCTCCTCGAATCGCGTGAGCTCCCATTGTTTCGCGTCCTCCAGAGTCGCGAAGACCGCGAGCATCGAACCAGCGGCCGCGCAGATCGCGTGCCCGATGAAGTTCTCGCCGATCGCAGAGCCACCAACCTGGTGCCCCTTCTTGACCCATCCCTCCCGGTAGGGAGAACCGGGCGACATCGTGTTCTGGATGTCGATGCAGTATGGGGTGCGCAGGTTGCGCCATGGGCCAGGCTCTGGGGTATCGACGGGCAGCACGCGATTGCGCACTGCCCACTCGGAGATCGTGACCCTGTCGTCCGGCCGTATCGCTGCGGAAAGCGACCGCAGGTACTTGGCGGCCGCTCCCGCGCTTGCGTTCATTCCTCGTCTTCGTCGTCCCGTTCGTGAACCGCCGAGGCGACGTCGAATGACGACAACACGGAGGCAATCTCGTTGCCGATGATCTGTTCGGCCCGAAAAGCGTCGTTCTCCGCGGCGACCTGGTCCTTGATGCGCGGCGCGACGTTCTCTAGCGCGTCGCGCAAACCGCGAAAGGCAGTGAAGGCCATCCGCGACGCTTCGTCGACGTCGATCAGCTTGCCCCGCAGCTGCTCCAGCTCGAGCGCCTCGCGCTGCGCCCGCGTTTTCTCGCGCTCCGCGCGGGCCCGCCGATAGTCGGCAGTGTCGCCAGGCTGCGGTGCATCGTCCGGCTCTGCAGGAGATGGCTGCTCCGCGTGAATTGGTTGGCCCGCAACGTCCGGACGTTCGGACGAGTCGGGCCGATCGATCCTGCCTTCGACCGTTCTGGAGACATCGTGGGTCCGCGAGCGCCATTCGCGTGCTGCATCGACCGAGATCGCCGGCATTCCGGCTTGGAGATCTCTTCCCACCTGAGACTTTGAGACTCCGAGGGCCCGAGCCAGTCCGCGCACACTCATGCGCGGCGCCGTCCCCTCTCCGTGTCCCATGTCCCCTCTACCGTCCCCCAAGTTACAAACGTCCACCAAATCCGCGCGACGCGGTCCGAATTACCCGCGGGCCAAGTAGCCGGGAAGGACCCGAGGAATCAATGAGTTGCATGTGCATCGAAGCGCTGGTCATCGGACGTCGCGAGCAGCCAGGCGCGCGGCACTGGCGTCGTAGGCGCGGTCGAACTCGCGCTGCAGATGCTCGGCCTGGACGCGGCGTCCGATGTCGAACAACCGAAGTCGAGTCCGGTAGGCGGGCTTGCCCACTACGATCTTGAGCACCATCTCAGTCGTCCACCCTCCGCTGCTCCGCGTGCGGCGATAGATGCCACGCGGCAGCCCGCCGCCCGGACGCGGAACGAAATACGTTCCTCGCTTTGCGACCGTGCGCCGGCTGCGCGCGCTGTCAGTCTTGTTGGACGAGTAACCCTGCCCTGCGCTGCCCGATGCTTTCAGCTGCGAAAGTATGGTGCGCACGATGCCGACGGGGAGGTTGCCATTGGCATCGAGGGGCATCGCTTTTGCAGGTACCGTGAACTCGTTCGAGCGCAGCGCACCTACCCTCAGCAATGCTGTCTCGTAGGCCTTACGGCCGCGCGCTACCCCAAAGACCTCGGGGTAGAGATAGTGGCTATCCCTCGTCTGGGGCCCTCCAGGTCTATCCTTGAGCCAGACGGAGGCAGCGAGCCGATCCTTGTCTGCCGGCTGCAGATAGGTGGAGTTCAGTGCCCACCGCGTCGGTCTGTCGAATACTCTGCCGATTTCCTTGACCACTTCGCCCTGGGCGATCTTCGCGGTGCGAGTCAGCGCCGTCGCAATCGTGCTGCGGTAGCGTCGGTCGCTGAAGCCGTCCAGCAACGATCGCAACCCGCGCAGATCGACGTCTGTCTTGATCGTCAGCATCGGAAAGAACCGCCCCGCAGGCGGGCGGGGCGGCAGGCGGAGGAGAGTCGACGGCTTCGCAGCGTTGCGGGTGCAGCTCTGCCAAGCCTGCTAGATTCAAACACAGAATCGGAAAGTCTCGAAATTCTTTCCACTATCTCGGCACGGGTGCCAACGAGCTCCGTGCGGCTTGAGCCTTGGCGTCTCTCGCCTGGTGCCACTGATTCAGCCTCAAGTCAGCGTGGCATAGACGGCTGTGCAAGGTCCGCTCGCTGATGTGCAATCGGCAGGCGATCCCCGCCCTGCTGTTTCCGATCCCATCGAGGTAGCTGGCGCGTACGGCCGCTTTCAGCTGCGGCGGGAGTGCGGCGACGGCCTGGTCCGTGAGGATGGCCTCGTCGTTGATTTCCGGGGTCAGCGTGCCCCACTGCACGGCGCAGTCGACGCGCTCGAGGTAGATCGATGGCCTCGATCCGCCGGGCGCCGTGAAGACCCATAGCGCCCAGCGATTGAGGCGCTCATGCCAGTAGGAACTGCGCTGCATCAGTCGCCCACCCGTTGCCAGCGATCCGCGCGGATGACCTCGATCGGCTCGGGAGGCATTGGAGGTGGAGTTCCGATCTGCTGACCGCCCTCCTCTGCATAGAACCGGTGTGGCCATCCACGCAGCCCGGCTCGAATCGAGGCGTTGATCCCGTCCTCCCCGAACGCCTGCCGAAGGTCATCCACAAAAGCGGCCGTGAGGGGCATGCGATCGCGCAAATTGATTCTCGACTCGTTCTTTTCGGTCATCTTTAAGTCCCGTCGCCAAGGGCCCCCCCTCCCCCCGTGAAAAACTCACGCGAGAAGGATCGTCGCCGTTAATCGCTCCACCATGAACGCCTGCGCGTTCCCCCGGCCGTGGAGTCAAGGCCAGCCGCTCGAACGTTTGTGCTTGCGCACGGGAATTGCACCCCGTCGAGTACCGATTCACAGCCTCGGTTGGACTGGTCTTTTCTGCCGGGCGGGCGATGCAACCCCACGGACTCTGAGCGCGGCGGGCTCGGCTCGCGTTAGGTCATGGGTGCCTTCCAGTTGAGTACGGGGGCCACGATCGGCTTCCGCTTGAGGGAGGCCATCGATCTCGCCTTGGCCTTGCCGCCGCTGGAGTGGTGGCGGTGGAGGACCACCGACTGGCCGGGGCCCTTCCTCCCCTTGAAGTTCACCGGAGCAGTCATGCGTGGAACTCGGACCCGAGCACAGCCCGAGCCCACAGGAGAATGTGCTGCGGCACGTAGTGGCCAAAACGGTGGCGATCGCGCTGCCTCATGGCCAGGGTGCGCGGAGAAATTGGTGGGCGATTGCCCATGCGTTCGAACAGTTCGACCAGCTGGCGCGCTATGTCATCCGGCATCGGTACGCCCCCTGCGGGGTCGGCCTCGCGCGTCTCGGCCTGCTGTGCGCGTCGCCGTGCGGCATACGCATCGCTGGCGCGCGTGACAATTTCGTCGATCGTCGGCATGCCCTTGGCCGTTGCCATCCAGTGCTCGAAGGCGTCGACCACGACATCGATGGGCAGCGCCTTGCATTTGCGCAGCCAGACCTTGACCGCAAGCTCGCTCGGAGCCTTGCGTCCGAAGAAGCTCGCGCATTCGGTGAGCGCGCCCTCGAGCGCGCGGATGTCGTAGATATTCATGCGAATGCCTCGGCGAGGCGGGCGAGGCGTGCTTCGGCATCCGCGCCAAAGCCGGGGAGCTCGTCCTCCCAGCGCCGACCGTTGAGCCAGGTCGAGGCATGCGGGATGCGCTCTGGATCACGCTCCGCCTGCCGCCAATAATTCACGTGAGCCTCGATGGCGGCGAGTGCCAGGGCGCGTTCCGGTGGCGGCAACTTGCGCCAGGCCTTGATGGCAGCCATGCGCGCAACCCGCCGCGGATAGAGCTTCCAGAAGGATTCGAACTCCGCTGGCGCCGGTTGGCGCACGCCAGGGAACAAGCGAACCTGAGCCGTCACGCCACCTCCTGAAGTCGCATTGCGTCGATTCGATGGACTACGGGAT